GTGGAGAATTCTTTCCACGACGGCCAGACTATCATGGACTATGCCAATGAGGGAGTTAGACTCACACTTTATCCAGGAAGTTCTCCCCACAAGTCCTCCTCCACCTTTGCCCTTCCCAATGGTGTCTACAAGACATTCAGCATTGATGTGGATGGAAGCCCTGTTGATGTATGGACTCATTCCATGTATATGGATATTCCTACTGAAAATGGGATGTGTGGCCTGCCATATTGTACACCTGATGGCAAGATCATGGGCATCCACGTAGGCAAAAGGAGGAACAACCTTGGTTCCCACAAGGGCATAGTTTTCATAGCTAAGGAGAACCTGCATGTCGCAATGCAACACTTCGAACGCGCCTACGTTCCAGGTGTGGAGCTCGAGAAAGGACCTATCTATGACAGAAATGACACCTTTGAAGTTGGATCTCTCGTCCAATGTGTCACCAAGGTTCCTCTTGACAAGTTCCAGGTTCATACTCCTGACAAATGTGACTATGTCCCCACCCTCATTGCCAACAAGGAAGAGTGGCCAGACAACCAGAAGCCCACCATCTGCAACCCTACCCGACTTAGAGAGATGCTTGAGATAATGGAAGCTCCCGACGGCGAACCACCATCACAACTCGCCATGGACATTGCCCATTCTGCAAGCTCAAGCAGATTCAAGAACAGAGAAGCAAACGGAGACATTTTTGATTGGGATGAAGTTCTCAACAGTGGCATTGATTACTCCAAATCTGCCGGTTGTTGGGGACCCAAGAAATCTGCCTATGTTACCAGAGAAGAAGATAGATGGGTGTTCAGTGAACATGCCTTGACTTGGAAACATCCTTACTACCAGATGACCCTAGTTGAGGTACTTGCTGAATACGAGAGACAGGCAGAGAAAGGAAAGCGAATGTTCTCCTGGTGGCTAGCAAGCTTGAAGAAAGAACTCAAGCCAGCTCACAAGCTAGCCAAGACTAGAGTGTTTCTCGTGCCACCGCTTCATGTCCACTTGCTCACGATTAAGTACACCGGTGACCTCATGCAACAATACTCATGCATGTGGGAAGATTACAACCATATCATCGGAGTCAATCCTGACGCAGTGTGGAAGAAGCTGGGCAGGCGCTTGGAGAACCTCAGATGTCTATATGATGCAGACTTTTCCAGATTTGACCAGACCATTGCACCGCAGGTCTTCACACACATCTTCAAGATGCTTGATCATTTCTACTGTTACTGTGATACTGAGAGAAGAGTGGTGGCTGTTTTGCTATCAGAACAAGAAAACAACCACTTCTTGGCCCATACAGATAAGGGCACCCACCTCTACTTCATGGCTGGAGGCAATCCCTCTGGTGCCCTAGGTACCATTTTCACCAACTGTGAGGGAAACAAGCTTGCGCACATTGAAGCTCTCTTCAAATTGGTCAAGCCCATGACTGTTGATATCTGGAAAGAACACTTTGACATAGTGGTGTGTGGCGACGACGTCCTCTTTGGAGTTCAGAAAAGCGCTGGTATTTATATCACAGCTGCTGAAATGTTCAGAGAGTTGAAAAGACAAGGCTACCGCCCTACAGATGCTGCGAAGACAGGGAATATCAAGAATTCAGAACTGTCTGAAGTCTCCTTCTTGAAGAGCAATTTCGTCAAGAAGAGAATGGGATCCAAAGAAATTTGGTTTCGGCCAATGGAGAAGGAGACTATCTACAAGCAGCTCAACTGGTGTCACAAGAAAGATCGAGAAGATCCCTCCATCAACCTCCAACGAATCACAGGAGCCCTGAAGATGGCTGCTCATCATGGAAGAGACTTTTATGATAGGATGCAGCAGGTTGTCAACGCGGCTTCAGAGGAGTTGGGATGGAGTAGAGATTCACCAGAGATCAACAGGCCATGGATTTACCATGTAGAGGACTTGGAACAATTGCAACACAATGTCCAAGAATGCATCAGCCTGACCTGGATCATTGGAGGCTGGGTCATGCCCGTTGCAAGTAACACCTTTGTCAACGACCGACCACGCTTCCACGATCTGGAAGAGGAGGAATATGATGATCACCTTCCATACCACCCCAACGACACAATGTACGTGGTGGAAGAGAAACCTCCGTAGAAATGATCAAACACCTTAAACGGTAACGACCCACGCAACGAAAACGGACGCGAGTTTTTGTAGTAGAGTCCTTAAGACTAATTTTCTTAATTTAGAAGCTATCTTGCACTCTTTTAGTAGACTAATCAAACACTAATTATTTTGTGGGTATTTTAAATGTGTCTGGCGAGACACCCCTTATGTCGAGATTAAACGCATGCACACTCCTAATATATACATCTAATTATATTGTACTTTTCACCTTTAAGTAAGAGGGTTCTTTGCAATTTAGTGGGAATGGATTTGTTTAGATTTTGTATGTCC